GTCCCCGGCGCATCGAGAACGCCCAGCGCCCGGTCCTCGTCAGACGGCCGTTCGATCCGCAGGAACCGGTAGGTTTCCGCCTTGAACGTCGCCGTGGCCACCGACCAGAGCCGGGCCCCGCGGCGGAGCCGTTTCCCGCCGATGGTGGCGTCGACATAGGTCGGGCCAGAAACTGGGGCGGCGCGGTTGAAGCCCTCAAGCCCCTTCAGGGGCGCCACCTGTTCGAACCCGACCTTGCGCGACCAGGCATAGACCGCCGCGGCCTCGTACCCGGTGTCGATGCCAAGCCGTGCCACGGTCATGGAGGCGCCGTTGGCATGCTGCCAGCTGCGCCCGAGCAAGGCGGTCAGCTTGTCCCAGGCTGCCGGATCGTCAGGCCCGCCCGGAATGACGATGTGATCGACGAGCCAGCTTTCCATGCCCCGGCCCCAGGCCCAGATATCGACCTCGATGCGGTCCCTCTGGACATCCGTCCCCGCGGTCAGAAACAACCCCGCCATCGGCACGGTGCCCGGCTTCCAGGCTTCGCGCCGATCCGCCAGCCGCTGCCATTCCGGCGCGTCGCCAGACTCGACCCATGTCTCGCCCAGAAGCGTGTTGCGCGCGACGCGCAGCGTCTCGTCCGACCCTTGCGCCGCGAGCCATTCCCGCGCGACGTCGGACCAGCTTTTCCAGCCCAAGGGCGAATAGAGCGCGGAGAGGTGGAAGCCGATGGCCTTCGGATCCTTGGAAACCGCTGTCGCCCGCCATTCGCCCTTGGCCAGCATCTCGGTCTTGTGGTGCTCGGCGATGGGCCGTTCGCAGCCCTCGCAATGGTAGGCGGCGGTTTCCGGCTTCCCCTTCACCCAGCGCAGCCGGTCGAACTGCAGCCATTGCATGGTGCCGCAATGCGGACAGGGTACGAAGTAGCGCCGCTGATCAGATGCCTCGAACTCGCGCTCGATCCGGCTCAGCCCCCGGATCGTGGGGGTCGAGACCATGAACACCTTGCGCCGGTGCGAGAAGGTCGTGGTCCGCGCCTCGGCCAGCGTGACCGGATCGCCTTCCTCGTCGGCCGAGGCCGGATAGGCGTCGACCTCGTCGAGGAAGACATAGCGCGCGGGCATCGACCGCAGGCCGGTCGCCGAGTTCGCGCCAGTCAGCACCAGGATGCCGCCGGGGAATTCCTTCGACAGCATCGAGTTGCCCGCATCGCGGGATCGGGCCGGGTTGACCCGTTCGCGCAGCGCCGGGCTGTCCGCGATCAGCGGGTCCAAACGGCCCCGTGACGTCCGCTTCGCCAGTTCAAGGCTCGGCAGCACCGCCAGCATCGGCCCCGGCGCGTGGTGGATGACGAAGCCGATCCAGTTGTTGCCCGCTTCCGTGGCCCCGACCTGCGCCGCCTTCATGAAGGTGATGCGCTGGGCCGGATGGCCGGGCGACAGCGCATCCATGATCTCGCGCAGATAGGGCGCGCGGGCAGTGCGATAGCGCCCCGGTTCGGCCGCGCCGCGAGAGGACAGCCAGCGATGCTGATCCGCCCATTCCGACACTGTCAGGTTCGGATCAGGCCGCATCCCCTGCCGCCAGACCCGCAGCAGGTCCTCGGCGCCGTCGAAGCCGAGGTCTAGGTCGGCCGTCAGATCATTGTCGGCCAGATCATCGTTACCCGAGGGAAACCCGGAGGTCGGCGAGGGCGTCGAGCTGTTCGCGGACATGGGCTTCCAGCACCCTCTGCATGATCGCGGTCTCGATCGTCACCGATGCCCCGGATTGCCGTTCCACCTCCGCCATGATCTGCGCCGCCATAAGTGCTGCCACCCGTCCGGGCCAGGTCACCCAGACGTCCCGTTCTTGCCGCGCCAGGCGGAACACCAGCGTTTCCGCCCGCGCGCGGTCGACAAGCGCGCCCTTCTTCTTCTGGACGGCCAGCTGGCGTTCCTGCGCCGCATAGACCGTCAGCGCCGTGCGCGCCTTGATGTAGGATGTCGTGTCACTTGGGCCGCTGGCCAGCCCATCGCCACCCAAGCTGCGGCGCTGCTGGTCGGGGTCCGTCATCTCCGCCCGCCGCACATCCGAGGCCGCGGCATTGATCGACCCGTCGTCATGGACCACCAGCCGACCGTTCTTGCGCGCCTTCTGCACCCCGCCGCGAGACAGGCCGGAATGGGCCGCATACTCGCGTTCGCTCATGCCTTTCATGGCGCCGTGATGCCTATCAAGATATTGAAAATAAACAGGAAAATATAATCAATTCCGTTGATTGTCTCCCCCTCTGGAGCGATTCTGTTGTCCATCAACAGGCTGCATCGCGCCGATCCCAGGAGGGCTTCACCATGACCACGACCACCATCCGCATCGACTATTCCGCCCTTCCCGAAGGTTTCGACCTGAGCCGCCCGGACGCCATCGCCGAGGTCATCGAGCAGGCGCTCCGCGAAAGCGGGATCCCGGCCGAGGCCTCTGACGTCCTGTCGCACATCAAGATCGAACTGCCGACCGCCCAGCTGGGTGCCGCCAGCCGCGCACTGGCCGAGATGCGGCTGATCTGACCGGAGCGATCAGAAAGCACTGATATTGCTCCGATTTGCCTACGATCATTCGCCCGACAGAGCGATGGTGTTGGCACCGGAACGATGCAACTCACCGAAGGATGCCCTGCCATGACCACCCGCCGCGCAGCCGACAATTCCAAAGCCCTCGACGCCTTCATCGCCGCCAAGGCCGAAATCGACACGATGCTGGAGCGTCTGAAGGCCCTCAGCGACGACCATTTCGAGACCCACCCCGACGAGATCCATTGGGGCCATGTCGGGACGCTGAAGCACTATGCGTGCCTGCTGCGCCAGATGACCGACAGCGCCTTCAAGGAAGGCGAACACGCCGCCTGACGCGCCCACAACGCGCGACGGCCGCCCCGTCCGAGGACGGGGCTTGCCTCCGTAGAAGGCGCGCACACCGCGCGCCACAGCGCCCGGAGGCCCCGATGACCACCCCGTCCGACACTCAGTCCCTTATCCTGTCCCGCGCCGCGACCCGGCCCGGCAACCTCGCCCTGCCGCTGCCCGAGGGGCTGGTCGGCGCCGCTGCCAAGATGGTCGTCGGCAAGATGATCGCCCGCGGCTGGCTCGATGAGGTCGAGGCCAACCTGCGTCGCGGCGAACCGATGTGGCGCGAGACCGGCGATGGCCACGGCACCACGCTGATCGCGACCGAGGCCGGGTTGGAGGCCATCGGGATCGAGCCGGTTGTGGCCAGCGCCGTCGCCAGCGTGCGGAAGGCGAGGCCGAAGCCGGAACCGGTGCAGATGGCCTGCGACACCGACACCGCGAAACCCGTCGCCATCCGCGCTGGCACCAGGCAGGCGCAAATCATCGCCATGCTCCAGCGCCCCGAGGGCGCAACAGTCGCAGAGATCGTCGCGGCGACGTCTTGGCAAGCCCACACCGCGAGGGGGGCCATTTCCGGGGCGATCAAGAAGAAGCTCGGTTTGCCCATCGCCGCCGAGAAGATCGAGGGCAGGGGGACGGTTTACCGGCTCCCCGAAGGTAGCTGATCGATCAGCAGTAGTCGTCCATGCAGTCGTCGTAGCTATCGCCGGTCAGTTCACAGAAGGTTTTGAGGGCCCCCTGCAGGGTAAAATACTGGTGTTCGCTGCGGTGGTAGAAGAATTCGCCGCGGACACCGACATGCGCGACCGCCCAGTCCTTGATCGCATTGTCGCTAGGATCGTGCGTTAGGACCACGAGGCTGTCCTCGGTCATGCCATGTTGCACGACCAAACTCTGGTAAAGATGGTTTCGTGCGAAAACACGGCCAAATTTCAGGTTTTCCGCGTAGCGTTCGAGCCCATCCTCTGTCACCTCCTCCGGGCAAAGAGGGAATTCTGTCGGCACCTTCCATTTGACCTGCACAACAGACGGTGTCAGCGACTCATATTCTTCCGGCGGTGGTTCATAGCTTGCCCGCTCTCTCGTCCCATAAAGCCACTCGCCCAGCGCGCCACCGCTTGGGACAGAGCCGCTCTTTGCCCATTCCTGTAAACGCGCTTTTGCGGCTGCCGCCTCGTCCTTCGTCAAGGTGCGCATCCAGGATATGTCGGGAAACACCTTATCGGTCTGGACCCGGGTGGGATCAGCGAAGAAGGCTTCAATCGAACCGTAGACCAGTTCGATGCGCCGAGCAGAGATTTCGTTTAGCAGCACGTTTTCCAGCCGCGTGACCCACCGCAGGTTTTCCGGTCGATTGTTTGCCCTGTTCGTGTCGATGTGATCAACGACATGGCGGTCGGTGGGCGGCTCGCCATGAAAAGCCCAGCAGACGATCCGATGAACGGGCACGCCGCTCAGATACATGTAGCCAGTGGACAACCCCTGCCGCCCAAAGGTCCATTGGTCATCAAGCGGTCTGGTCTTCTGCCGTTTCTGGGGCAGACGATGCGCGGAACCATTGTCGCGAACCCGATACCGCTCGCCCCGATATTCGACCTCCACCTCGCGCTCAAAGATATCAATGAGTTGGTCGGCTTTGCCGGGGGACGAAATGGAAGGGCTACGCATCAACTGCTCCGGCGAGATTCGACCATTCAAGTGCCGAAGGCGGTAGGCCGATTTCCCGTTCTCCTTCTGGGCGAACATTCGCAAGTTCGGGCCAACTGGTCAATCGCGGCTGGCTGTCCGCCCCGTTGCCATCTCCCACCGTCGCACCGCGACGTCGCAGTAGACCGGGTCCAGTTCCACCGCGCAGCAGCGCCGCCCGGTGCGTTCGGCGGCGATCAGCTGGGTGCCGGAGCCGCAGAAGGGTTCGAACACCAGGTCGCCGGGGGCGGTGAAGGCTTCCAGAACCGCCTCGACCAGCGCCACGGGGAACACCGCAGGGTGCGATCCGGCCGCGCCCAGCCCGCCCTTGTGGCGCATGATGCGGAACACGCTGTCGGGGATGCGGTGGCTCTGGATCGCGTTGCCGGAACCGGTCTTGCGGTGGACCGTGCCGTCGGCCCCGCGCAAGCCACCGCCGCCGAGGGGTTCGCCTGCGTGCTTGCTCGCGACCGTCTTGTTCGGCTTCAGCGGCTGGCGGTTGAAGTGGAAGATGAACTCGTGCGACGGCGCGAGGCGCCCGTTCCAGTCGCCGGGCAGGCCGGGCCCCTGGTCCCAGACATACCAGCCGAAGCGCCGCCAGCCCTGCGCGCGCATCCAGTCGAGCCAGCCCTCCCAATACGGGATCCATTCGCCATCGCGATGGACGAGGCCGAGGTTCACCAGCAGCTGGGCATCGGCGGTGACGGGAGCCGCGGCGAAGACGCCTTGCATCAGCGCATCCCAATCACCGACCTTCTCCTTCGCCGCGCCATAGTCGCGCTGCTGGGCATACGGTGGCGAGGTGAACATGAGCGACGCCTGTGCCCCGTCCATCAGCCGGGCCACCACGGTCGGATCGGTCGCGTCGCCGCAGATCAGCCGGTGATCGCCCAGCGCCCAGATGTCGCCGGGGCGGGTGATCGGCTCGGCCGGGGCCTCGGGGATGGTGTCGGCCGCGTCATCGTCGATGGGCGCGCGGTCATCGGTATCGTTCAGCAGCGCGTCCAGTTCATCCTCGGGGATCCCGATCAGCCCGAGGTCGAAGTCCTCGGCCATCAACCCGCGCAGTTCCTCGAGCAGCAGCGCCTCGTCCCACCCGCCCAGTTCGGTCAGCTTGTTGTCGGCGATCCGATAGGCCCGCCGCTGCGCCTCGGTCAGGTGGCCCAGCACGATCACTGGGGCCTCTGCCAACCCCAGCTGGGCTGCGGCGAGGACGCGGCCATGGCCAGCGATCAGCTCGCCATCGGCGGCAACCAGGCAGGGGACGGTCCAGCCGAATTCGGCCATGCTGGCGGCGATCTTCGCCACCTGATCGGCGTCGTGGGTCTTGGCATTCTGGGCATAGGGGCGGAGACGGGACAGGGGCCAATGCTCGATCCGGCCGGGCAGGAGGGGCAAGTTCATGCCGCGAGCCGCCTGGCCTTGAGGGCGGAGAAGGTCTCGCCGGTTTCCGCCAGCAGCGCCTCTTGGCCGGTGAAGGACTGCCAGCGCTCGATGGCGACATCGACATAGGCGGGGTTCAACTCGATCCCGAAGCAGACCCGGCCCGTCGTCTCGGCCGCGATCAGCGTGGTGCCGGATCCCATGAAGGGTTCATACACCGCCTGGCCGGGGCTGGAGTTGTTCAGGATCGGCCGCCGCATGCACTCCACCGGCTTCTGCGTGCCGTGCACGGTGTCGGCGTCCTGATCCCGGTTGGCGATCTGCCACAGCGTCGTCTGCTTGCGGTCCCCCGCCCAGTGACCCTTGCCCTTGGCGCGCACCGCATACCAGCACGGTTCGTGCTGCCAGTGATAGTCGCCGCGGCTGAGCACCAGCCGGTCCTTGGCCCAGATGATTTGTGACCGGATGGCGAAACCAGCAGCGGTCAGGCTGTCGGCCACGGTCGCCGCGTGCAGCGCGCCGTGCCAGACATAGGCGACGTCGCCGGGGAACAGCGTCCAAGCCTCGCGCCAGTCGGCGCGGTCGTCGTTCAGCACCTTGCCGGTGCGTTTCGTCTTTGCGGCCCCAGCCTGGTTGCGCCAGGAGGGATCGTACTCCACGCCATAGGGCGGGTCGGTGACCATCAGCAGGGGGCGCACATCACCGAGCAGCTGCCCCACCACATCCGCCGCCGTGCTGTCGCCGCAGATCAAACGATGCGCGCCCAGCTGCCAGAGGTCGCCCGGCACGGACACCGGCGTGACCGGCAGGTCAGGAACGTCGTCCTCGCCCTCGACCGGACCATCGCCGCCCAGCGCGTCGGGATCCCGCAACAGCGCGTCAAGGTCATCGTCGCTGATGCCCAAGAGCGTCAGGTCGAAATCCTCAGCCAAGAGCCCCGCGATCTCGTCGCGCAGCAGGGCCTCGTCCCATTCGCCCAGTTCGGTCAGCTTGTTGTCGGCGATCCGGTAGGCTCGGCGTTCAGCCTCGTCGAGATGGCTAAGCCGGATCACCGGCACCTCGGTCAGCCCGAGCATGGTGGCCGCCAGCACCCGGCCATGGCCCGCGATCAGCTCGCCGTCGTCGGCCACCATGCAGGGGACGGTCCAGCCGAACTTGGCCATGCTGGCGGCAATCTTGGCCACCTGGTCGTCGCCATGCATCTTGGCATTGCGGGCATAGGAGCGCAGCCTGGCAATCGGCCAGGACTCTACCTGGCTCGGCGCGAAGACGAGATCCATGGGGCGGGGCTCGGGATGTGTGGGAGGGGAATTGAAAAGCGCCCGCGAGGGGGTTCCTCCGGGCGCAATTCTTCGATGATCAAGGGGTAGGTCAATGGGGGCAGGTCTGTCAACCCGAAAAGTGAAGCGGATTCAACAGCTTCTGACGAATTGGCTTTCCTGGGTGGCTTCCGGCCACCTGGCATCCCCGGAGGTGGCTTCCCTGGCTTCCCGCCGGGAATCGACCCCGGCCAGATCGTGATTGCGCAAGCCGCTGATCTGACTCACGAATTCCGGCGTCAGCGCGCAAGGTGGCTTCCGCCTGGCTTCCCCGGTGAAAATGCCTCACGCTAGCGAACCGCCGCGCTGCGCCCCCCCGCATACGTTCAGCGCCGGGGAGGAACCAGAGGAGGGGGGGCCTTGTTGGTGCGACGGCCTATTGGGTTCGGCACGCATCAGTTTGGAACAGCTCGTTCCCACTCCAGTATTCCATCCGCAGGTAGGGTCGCAGCGAAAGCCTGACGGTGGGTCCATCATTCATTGTCAGTGCCACCACCACATGTCGCGCCTCCGTTTCCTCCACCGCGAGAACGCGGTAGAGCGTGATTCCCTCCGGTACGTCCACTTGGATGTTTGTATCGCCGTCGCTGAAACGCACTTGGTATTCACGGCGAGGGTTTTCGCAGATCAACTGGTAGGTCTCTGCGGTTGCAGGGCCTGCCAATCCGGCAAGTGCGAGAAGGGTTCTTGAGAGGGAAGAACGGGAAACGAACTGCAAAGCGCTTCAACTCCTCGAGATTTGCTCTTTGTTGTAGTCCACCTCAACAGCCTGCCAGATCGGGCCCTTTTGGCCAGTCACACATCACAGTGTCATCTCTGAAAGCATCGCTTCGGCCTGTGCCAGAACGCCCCGCACTGCCGCTTCCTCAAGGTCCGGGGGATAGCCGTACTTCCGAAGGATGCGCTTGACCAGAACCCTCAGACGCGCCCGGGCGCTGTCGCGGTGCGCCCAGTCGATGCTGACGTTGGCCTTGAGTCCCTTCAGCAGTTCATGGGCGATGATTTTCAGCTGGTCGTTGCCGAGCACGTCAACCGCGCTCTGATTATCGGCCAGCGCATCGTAAAATGCGACCTCTTCTGGTGTCAGCCCTGTCTCTTCGCCGCGGCTTCGTGCGTCGCGAACGTCCTTGGCCAGCGCAATCAGTTCCTGAAGAACCTCGACCGTGCTGATGGCATTGGTATGGTAGCGCGCGATGGCCTCTTCGAGCCGCTCCGAGAACTTCCGGGTCTCGATCACATTGCTCTTGCTGCGTGATCGGATTTCGTCGTTTAGCAGTTTCCTCAGGGCTTCCAGAGCCAGGTTCTTCTTTTCCATCTGGCCGACTTCGGCGAGGAACTCATCCGACAGGATGGAGATGTCCGGCGATGACAGCCCTGCCGCCGACAGAATGTCGACGATCTCGGTCGAGGCGACGGCAGCATTGACGATCTGGCGGATTGCGAGGTCGCGGTCGGCTGCCGACGTACCTGAACTGTCGGCCGCCTTGACCATCGCGGCTCGCACGGTCTGGAAGAAGCCCACCTCGTCGCGGACATCGCGGGCCGTATCGCTGGCGGAGCAAAGGGCGAAGGCCTTGGAGAGCGCCAGCACTGCGTCCTGGTATCGGCGGTGCGAAGCCTTCTTCGCCTCCTTGTCGGTTTCGCGCTGGGCGGCTTCGTCCTGCCTGGCGAGGATCCAGTTCAACGCCTCTGCCAGTGCGACGAGCCGTTGGTGCGGGGTGCCGGTCAATCCAGCCGAATAGTCGAACCCGTGGAACATGGAGCGCACGACATCCAGCCGCTCCAGCAGCGCGGCAACGGCCTCTGCCTCGTCAATCCCCGCTTGTTCCTGGTCCGCCTTGGAATACTGGCCCAGCGCGGACTTCAGGTTCTGGGCGATGCCGATGTAATCGACGATCAACCCTGCAGGCTTGTCGCGGAACACGCGGTTGACGCGGGCAATCGCCTGCATCAGCCCGTGGCCGCGCATCGGCTTGTCGATGTACATCGTATGCATGGATGGGCTGTCGAAGCCGGTGAGCCACATGTCCCGCACGATCACCAGCTTCAGCGCATCCTTCGGATCCTTTGCCCGCTTGGCCAGCAGATCGCGGCGCGCCTTTCCCCCGATATGGGGCTGCCAGGCTTCCGGGTCCGAGGCTGATCCGGTCATCACGATCTTCACCAGCCCGGCATTGTCGTCGTCGGAATGCCAGTCGGGCCGCAGGGCGACGATCTGGTTGTAGAGGTCGACGCAGATGCGGCGGCTCATACAGACCACCATGGCCTTGCCGTCCATCGCCTGCACTCGCGCCTCGAAATGGGCGACGAGGTCCTCGGCAACCATGCGCAGCCGCTTCTCTGCCCCGACAAGCGCCTCGACGGTGGACCACTTCCGCTTCAGCCGTTCCTGTTCGCTGACGGCTTCGTCCTCGGTCAGTTCCTCGATCTCGGCATCGACCTTCGGCTTTTCCTCCTCAGGAAGCTCGATCCTAGCTAGGCGGCTTTCGTAATAGATCGGCACCGTCGCCCCATCCTCGACAGCGCGGCTGATGTCGTAGACGTCGATGTAGTGGCCAAACACCGCGGGGGTGTTCACGTCGTCCTGCTCGATCGGCGTGCCGGTGAAGCCGATGAAGGACGCATTTGGCAGCGCGTCGCGAAGGTGCTTGGCGAAGCCATAGGCGATTTCGCCAGTCTTCTCGATCCGCGCCTTGAACCCGTATTGGCTTCGGTGGGCTTCGTCGGCGATCACCACAACATTTCGCCGATCCGTCAGCAGCGGATAGGCCTCGCCCTTCTCCGGAGCGAACTTCTGGATCGTCGTGAACACCACCCCGCCCGAGGCGCGGGAAAGGGCATTCTGCAGGTCTTCTCGGCTCTCTGCCTGGACTGGAGTCTGGCGGATCAGATCGCGGCACATCGAGAAGGTGCCGAACAGCTGGTCGTCCAGGTCATTGCGGTCGGTGATGACGACGATCGTCGGGTTCTCCATCGCCGGTTCGCGCACCAACTGGCCCGCATAGAAAGCCATGAGGAGGCTCTTGCCTGACCCCTGCGTGTGCCAGATCACCCGGCCTTGCGGTCACCCCCGGAACGGCTCGCCTCAACTGTGCTGGCGACCGCCCGTTTCACGGCATGAAACTGGTGATAGCCTGCAATGATCTTGGCCAGACCGCCGGGTCGCTCGCCAAAGACCGTGAAATCCTGCATCAGCGACAAGAGGCGGTCCCGCGCGAAGACGCCTTCGATCAGCACCGGCATTTCCGGCGCACCCTTGGGTGCTACTTCGGCACCATCGGTTGTGCGCCAAGGCATGAAGCGCTCCAGATCGGCAGTCAGCGAGCCGATGCGGGCCTGGATACCGTCGGTCGTGACCAGCACGGCATTCGCACGGAAGATTGACGGGATCTGCGCCTTGTAGGTCTGCAGCTGATTGAAGGCCGCGCCGAGGGTCGCGGTCTCGGCCCCCGGCTTCTTCACTTCGATAACACCCACTGGCAAGCCGTTCAGGAACACCACCACATCCGGGCGCCGGTTGTTGCCGTTCTCGATCACCGTGAATTGCGCAATGGCCAGCCAGTCGTTCACCCCATCCTCGGGGTCCAGCAGTCGCACGGCATCTCCGCGGATCGTGCCGTCCTCTGCCCGGTATTCGACCGGCACGCCTTCGACCATTAACCGATGCAGCCGCCGGTTTTCCTCGATCAACGAGGGTCTGTCGGAGGCCACCACCCGCCGCAGCGCATCCTCGCGCGCATCCTCTGGGATCTGGGGGTTCAGCCGGGCCATCGCATCCCGCAGCCGCGCAACGAGGAAGGTGTCTGAATACGCCTCCCGCTCGGGTGCGCTGCCGTCGGGGCCAGAAACCGCGTCGTTCAGGAGACTGTATCCAAGCCCTCCGAGTTGATCGAGCAGGACGCCTTCAACCTGTGCCTCGGTCAAAGTGGCCATTATGCCGCCTCCTCTGCATCACTGTCCGCAGGAGGCATTGGCGCATCGCGGCACAAACCCAGCACATATTTGTAGGCTTCACGGTCAACGCCAAAAAGCAACCGCGAAGGTTCAATCGCGATGTCGAGCGTCTCGTCTCCGGGGAGATGCAGCGTGACCTCCAGCCATCCGTCATCATTGCCCGTTGCTTCTGCAACCACATGATAGTCGATGAGGGCATTCGATTTCGGGAAACGTTCGTAAGGCTCGAGTGTGGTGACGGGGTCGGGTTCGCGCTCGAGATAGGCCTCATGGAGAAAGGTCACGAGGGCGTCGGCCGCGAGGATGGCCGCACGCCTGTGATGGGACGACAGCTTTTGGGCGAACCCTTCTTTCCCATGGCTGATCGGACCAGCCATGTTTCTGAAACGGCCTAGCTCGTCGACCAGCTTGAAATGCTGCGACAGGAGCTTGCTGAAAGGATCATCGCGGCTCTCCGTCAGTTCGAGCAGGCGCAAGGCACCGGAAACCCAATCCTTGAAAGTCGGAGTGTCGGCCTTGATCGGGCTGTCCTTCCATTCCTTGATCGGATTGGCCGGATCGTCGAGGTTCTCAATGATCACGCGGCAAGCGCATTCGACAAGACCCTTAGACGCATCGATGCAGGCGTCGTTCCCCTCGGCGAAGGTTTGCTCGAGGGTCTCGAAAGTCTGTTGCAGCATCGGCGCATGACGCCAATGCGCGCAGAAGACCTTGATCCCTGGATACCATTCCGCACTCATGCCGCCCTCGGTGCTGGCCCGAGAACAAACCGGGCGCGTTCGCGCCGCAGCATTTCGTAGGGACTTATGCAGGTGATGCCCAACCCTATGCAGGCATTGGGTATCTTGATCTTCCGGGTCGAGTTCGAAGGGACCTCGTGGGTGACGACGACGAAACCATGCGCAAGGGCATGTGCCACCAGCCAGTAGTCCGCGACCTGGAGGAAGGTTGCGATGGCTGCTGCCTCGTAGGTCTGGCTGGTCGCCCAAGAACTGACTTGCCCAAGGGCTGGGAGTACCGGGTCATCAGGTGGCAGGAAGAAGCCCGCTCCGCGCGCGTTGGCCCAATCAGAGAGATCATCGCCCCCTGCCTGCAGTTCGTCACCGACCTTGTCGATGCTTGCAACGCGGCCGGTTCCGTTCTGGGCGATCAGCCATTCCCAGAACGCCGGGCAGAAATCGAAGCCGTAGTGCAGGTTCCGTGCCTGAATGAAGATATTCGTGTCGAGCAGATAGCGGGTCATCCCATGACCCCCACTTCCCGCCCGATGTTGTTGAACGTCTCGGTTTTCTTGACGCCCAGCATCCGGAAGGCGTCGCGGTACAGTGTCTGCCCTTCCAGCGTGCTTTCGACCAAGGCGCGGGCAAACCGGCGGCTGACGCGCGACAGCGTCGTGCGATAGAAATCCCCGCCGCCCGCGCTCGCGCCCGCCAGTTCACGCAAGCGCTCTCGCTCCTGCACCCAGGCGCGGTCGAAAGCGGCGCGATCCAGCGCGCCTACGTCGTACAACCGGCGGAGGACGACCAGAGTGCTGACCTTGAACTGGCGCGACAGCCTCTGCATGGCGTCATCGAGCGGCTCCAGCGGCGCGATCACTGGCCGGAGCGCGTCTAGCGGAACCAGAAGCTCGGCCGCCACCGCGTTGCACCATACCTCCTCGCGGCGATAGCCGTTGAGGGGGGCGGCGCTGGCGTCCGACAGGGCCGAAGCGCCGAGCCAGAGATGCGCGAGTTCATGCGCCAACGTGAACATCTGCCCGGATTTCGTGTCGGCCCCGTTGATGAACACCAGGGGCGCGCGCGCGTCGGCCAGCGCAAAACCGCGGAACTCTTCGGGGTTAAGCGTGCGGCGGTTGTTGGACAGCACGACACCGCTCACCATCACCAGCACGCCTGCGGCATCCGCCTGGGCGATGAACTGACGCAGCGCCTCTTCCCAGGTGCGGCACGCGGCCCGGGCGGCAAGATCGAAGCCGAGGACCCGCGCCATGCGCGCTGCCACGTCCTTAGGTCGGTCATCCAGGCTCGCGCTGCCGACAAAGCCCACCTCGGGCATCCGCACCGTCAGAGCGAATTCGCGATACCAGCCCTGCCGCTCCTGGCAGGCGTAGAGCATGTCGAGAAGATCGGGGCTGGCACGCCGCACGCCGCGCCCGTCGTGGGTGCGGAAGTCGGGGATCGGCAGCCTCTCTTGCGGCGGTTCGGGCAGGAACAGGTACCCGATCGGCACATGGACGGCCTGCGCAAAGGCCTCGAGCTGTTTCAGCGTGGGCTGCGCCTCGCCTGCTTCCCATGCCGCCAGATGCGGGAAGCGGCCCTGCAGATCGCCCGGGTCGCGCACACCTGCCCGCTCCCGCGCCCAGGCGATCAGTTCGGGACGGACGGGCGCGCGGGTCATCCGGCCTCCTCCACCAGACGTTCGGTATCTCTGATCCGAATTTCGCCCGACATGAGCCTTGGCAGCAAGAGGTCACGGGTCTGGGCGAGGGTGCGGGATTCAAGGACGTTTGCCAGAATCTTGTCGAACAGCGGCGATACTGCGTCCTCAAAGGCCCGCAGTATCTTGTCAGTCGGCATGGGCAACGACAGCGACTCGAATGTCTGCCTCGTGATCGTGGAAAATACCGAGCCGTGGGCCATAGCCTGCAATTGGCTGACCATATTCTGCGCAATCAGGAAGGTGGCGTAATCCCCAACCGATCCCGCCCCGCGCAGGCCGTAGCAGGACTGGTTGAAGGTCATGTCGCGCCCGGCGACGGCAAGATTACCGACCGTACCACGGGCGGAGATGATCGTCGTTCCCTTCGGCACCAGACGCGCCGAGCTTCCGTTCAGGCCTGCTTCGGTGATTGTCTTTTCGGTGTCGCTCACGAAGACGCTGCCATTGGGTGGAGTGTCGGTCACCGAGAACCAGGGGATTGGCCCATCCCAGAAATCCGCGTTTGACGTCTTGGGTGTCCCACCGCCGATGATCGCGAAGAAATCGGTCAGCGGCTTCTCCTCCCACCCCTCCGGCTTGCCCGCATCATCCAGCCGGTCGGGGAAGAGGGACCAGAGGTCGGGGGAGAGGTAGGGCGCGCGGGATTCCATCTTGGCGCGGGTGGGGCCGAAATCGACGAACCAGTCGCGGAACAGCGCCCGCGCCATGGCCTCCAGCGTGGCGTTCATCTTCCGGTTCAACTCGATCTTGTCATCCAGCGCCCCGAGGGTGGCGGCAATGGCTTCCCGTTCGGGTGCTGGAGGCATGACAATAGGGAGACTGGCGAGATCCCGCAGGTTCAGAGTCGCCTGCACCGTTGTGTTTAGCCGGTCTTGGATGTGCGCTCTCGCCGGTCCACCTTTCAGCGCAAGCCTGATCCAATAGGGGCCTATTTCTCGCTTCACCGGGATTACTGCGACCGCACGGGCGACGTTCCATCCCTCAAGGCTTGGGTCGACGATTGCTGTTTGCCCAACCGTTCCTACGATGCTCATTATCAGTTCGCCGCCGCGAAGCCGTGTTCTACTGTGGGCCGCCTCGATTGAAGGCGCGACCCGCAAAGGCTTACCGGTCTCGACGGAGTCGCCCTTCAGGTCGCTAACCCGGACTATCGGGATTCCGTCTGGCTGGTGCTCGCCCGGCTGAACAATGCCGTATGAGATACCTCGACTAGCATCGACAAGATCACCGAGTTTTTCAACTGGCCAGTCCGGCATCACAACCCGACCCCCGCCAGCCGCGCCCGGATGGTCGCCGTCAATTCCTCTGCCTCAGCGAATTGCGACTCCAGCTGCTCCTGCAAACCCGCGAAACGCTCGGCAAAGGGCGTCTCGTCCTCCTCCGCCGCCTCGGCCCCGACATAGCGGCCCGGGGTGAGGACGTGGCCGTGCGACCGGATTTCCTCAAGGCTTGCTGATTTGCAAAAGCCCGGCACGTCGGCATAGCCCTCGCCCAGCCGCCAGGCGTGGTAGGTGTCGGCGATGCGGGCGATGTCGGCATCCGAAAACTCTTTCCGGGTGCGGTCCACCATGAAGCCCAGCTTGCGGGCGTCGATGAACAGCACCTCGCCGCGCCGGTCGCGCAGTTTGCGGTCACGGGCGATGCCGTTTGACTTGTCCTTGGCCAGAAACCACAGGCAGGCCGGGATCTGGGTGGAATAGAACAACTGCCCCGGCAGGGCGATCATGCAATCGACCACCTCGCCCTCGATCATCGCGCGGCGCATCTCGCCCTCGCCCGACTGGGTGGAGGACATGGAACCATTGGCCAACACCACCCCCGCAGTGCCGGTAGGCGACAGGTGATGCAGGATGTGCTGCAGCCAGGCGAAGTTCGCATTGCCCGCGGGGGGGATGCCATATTTCCAGCGCGCATCTTCGCGCAGCCGCTCACCGCCCCAGTCCGAGATGTTGAAGGGCGGGTTCGCCAGGATCACATCGGCGCGCAGGTCGGGCAGTTCGTTCTTGTGGAAGGTGCCTTCCGAGTTCCAGCGGATGTCGGCGTCGATCCCGCGCACGGCAAGGTTCATCTTGCACAGCCGCCAGGTGGTGTAGTTCGATTCCTGCCCGTAGATGGCGATGTCGCCCAGGCGGCCGCCGTGCGCCTCGACGAACTTTTCCGATTGCACGAACATGCCGCCCGATCCGCAGCAGGGGTCATAGACCCGGCCTTTGTAGGGTTCCAGCATCTCGACCATGGTGCGGACGACCGAGCGGGGGGTGTAGAACTCGCCGCCGCGTTTGCCCTCGCTGCCCGCGAACTGGCCGAGGAAGTATTCATAGACACGGCCCAGCAGGTCGCGCGCCTTGTCCTTGCCCTCGCCCAGCGCGATGCCCGAGATCAGGTCGATCAACTCGCCCAGCATGACGGCGTTTAGGGCGGGGCGGCCATAGTCCTTGGGCAGGACGCCCTTCAGGGACGGGTTGACCTTCTCGATGGCGATCATCGCCTCGTCGATCAGCCTGCCGATGGTCGGCTGCTTGGCGCTGGCCTGCAGGTGGGACCAACGCGCCTCCTGCGGCACCCAGAAGATGTTGTCGGCGAGGTATTCGTCCGGGTCCTCGGCGCCTTCAGGGTATTCGGCCAGCAGCGCCTGGCGCTTCATCTCGAACCCGTCCGAGATGTGCTTGAGGAAGATCAGGCCAAGGGCGACGTGCTTGTAATCAGACGGCTCCATGTTGCCGCGCAGCTTGTCGGCGGCTTTGAAAAGGGCGGCTTCAATGCCGAGGTCGGAGCCGTTGTCGATTGATGCCATTGTGAAATCCGCCCCCCGGTAAGTCTTTTCTAGACGGTATTTCAGCCGGAGGGCGAAATCCAGCCGCTAACAGCGGCTTGGCGGGGTTCTTTCCCACGGCTTTGCCTTCGGCATCGCCCTCGTCAGCTCAACCTCGCGCAGCATCCCGCATTCGATCAGACCGTCCCTGACCCAGCCCAGCGCCTGCAACCAGTCGCCATAGCCGCGCCGGGCGGCCTCGATCTGCTGTGGGTGGGGGGAGAAGGTGACGGGACATGCGAGGACATCGATGGTTTTCCATGCTGCGCGCGCGCCCGGGCCGCGCAAGCGGATGCGCTCGGTGCCCACGACGACGGAGCCCACATGAGTGCCATGCTGGTTCTGCTTCACGATGCTGGGCACGCAGCGCGGCACAGCGCCAGGCATCCAGTCCGGGGTCAGCCCGGCGCGGGCCAGTTCGGCGACGCGGATCGCCATGCGCTTGCCGCCGAGTCTGTCGGGGATCCCGGCGACGGTGGCGGCGATCACCTCGGCGTCCTCGTGGGTGTAGCCACCGATCTTGTGCTGGCCGCCGTCGATCTTGCAGCCCAGCACCGCGCGCTGCAGCAGGACGTATTCCAGGCCGAAGCCGAAACCTTCTTCGGTGACGTCCGGGGGCAGGGGCAGTTCCAGCTGCGCCTGTTCGATCCGGAATGCCCATTCCAGCGCCGCCTGCACGCCAAGCGCGCGCTTGATCCTGGTGCCGCTGACGCGACCGTGGAAGCTCATGGCTGCAATCCTTCAAGGAAATCCATCTGGGCCGGGCGCTGGGCCGCATCGGTCGGCCGCCAGATCCAAGGGCCCGAGGCCATGGGCAGCTGCGAGAGAGCGCCACGCATGTGCCGCTGCCAGAGGGTGAACTCCGTTGCCGAGCAGTCGCAGAGCGCGTGCCCGATGGGCCAGCCCATCAGCCATCCGACGAAGAGCGGGTTCAGCCGCCGCCGCGCCCGGCCCTTCAGGATCCGCCGTGAGACGACGCGCCCATGCGAGGCAATCATCGAAGCCCAGAGCGGGCGCGAGATCGGGGCGTGCGGCGAGGACCGTGGCCCATCCGGCATGGTCACCGGGACCGGGCGGGTGAAGCCCTGCTCCGCCCGGTAGTGCAGCAGGTCCATCCGGGATTTGCCGTCGGTGCGGGTGATGCTGGCCTCGCTCGACCCCTTCCAGTTCTGCGCGGCCGGTGACGGCCAGTGGTTCGGCAGGGCCTTGGCGATGCCCAGCGCCAGTGCCTCGGCCTTCCGCGTGAAGTCGCTGTTCCCGGCCGGGTTGTAGCGGCCGGTGCCCGGATGCAGGCTCACCGGTGTGGGCCAGGATGACGATGCGGAGCCGTTCATGCGGCGCGCCGACCTCTGCCGCCGAGAACAGGCCCGCCGCAGGCGTGTAGCCCATGCCCCAAAGCTCTCGGAGGACGATTTCAAGGCCGAGGGTGACGTGCCCGGAGACGTTTTCGAGGAAGACCCATTCCGGACGGCATTCACTGACGACGCGGGCGACGTCGGGCCAGAGGTGCCGCGGATCGTCGGCGCCACCGCGTTTGCCAGCGGCGCTGAAGGGTTGGCAGGGATATCCGGCAAGGACGGCATCGAAGGCGCCGCGGAAGGGGCGGGCGTCGAAGCTGCGCAGGTCGGTCCAGATCGGGGCCGGGGCGAGGTATCCCGCGCGCTGGGCGGCGATGAGGACCGCCCTTGGCCAGTCCTCCCATTCGACGAAGGCGCGGGTGTGATAGCCGGGCTCGGCGAGCATGAGGCCCAGATCAAGGCCTCCGCCGCCTGCGCAGAGGGACAATCCGTGCCGGGGACGTGACACCATGCCATTCACCGCACCCCGCGCTCGCGCAGGCGTTCGGCCGTGACCAGCCCACGGGCCAGCATGGCATCGCGCATCGTGTTGCTGATCGCGCTGACCGGCAGGTAGCGGTCGGAATTGACCAGATCGGCGTAGAAGGCGGGCAGGTCGGTGATCGGCTGCGCAGCCGGGGCAGGGGGCGCTTTAGGCTTCCGGCGCTTGCGACCGGCATCTTCGGCTTTGCGCTGGGCGGCGCGTTGCATGGCGCGGTCCAGTGCCTTCGGCCCATCGGGCGGTTCGGGATGCTCCTCGCGGGATGCCTCGGCTGCGGCGATGATCTCGGCCTCGGTCAGCCCCAGCTCGTCGCGCCAGCGCTGGACGTGCAGCCGGGGCGGCCAGCCTTGCCACCAACCGGGCAGCGCGGCGGGATCGAGGCCCAGCACTGCCAGCAGGTCCGCGAACACCTCCTCGGAAACGCCCTCGCGCGCCTGCGCGCCCTCCTCCTCCTTTACTGGTTTACTTAGAGGTTCCCTTACAGGGTTAGTGTCCGAAATCCGGACACGGCTTTCGGCATTTTCCGGACACGGGTCAGCCGGAAAATCGGACACGGGCATCGCGCCATCCCCGTGTCCGAAATCCGGACACGGCAGGGCGTCGGTCTTGGCATCCATGGGCGAACCCACTGCCATGTCGCCGATTTCCGCGCCGTCGCCGTCCCCGTGTCCGATTTCCGGACACGGCACCACAGGCACAGGTGTGAAGCCCGGCTCGAACCCCAGGATGTAGCGGGTGGGCAGCTGGCGCTTGGTCACGGGATCGAGCCGCGGCACCCGCCGCAGCAGGCCCACGGCCTCCAGCTGGCCGAGGTGATCGTTCAGCGTCGACCGGCTGATCTCGCAGTCATGCGCCAGCCGGTCCTGCGAGGGAAAGCAGCCGTAATCAGGGTTGAACCGGTCGCAGAGGTGCCAGAGCACGATCTTGGTCGTGGGCTTCAACCCGCGCTGCTTGATGGCCCAGTTGGTGGCCTCGTGGCTCATGGCGCGGGCCTCCGGGTGCCCGAGGGCGCGGCCTGGTAGGCGTCACGCAGCACGCGGCCCACGGTGTTGCCGAGGATGATCGGGAAATCGGAGGTCGTGTGCAGGGCGCGGGT